CTCGATGATTTCCTTATCTCAGCGATGTCTAGTCAGCATGGTGCTCTTAGTTTTATTGACGAGGGCTCAACACGACGCAAGGAAATCATTGCTAAGTTTCTAGATCTTGAAGTCTTTGAAAAGAAATTTAAGCTGGCCAAGGAAGATGCGTCAGACACCCGCGGCGCCCTCCGAAGACTTGATGGCCGCGACTATGATGAAGAGATTGCAGAAGCACAGGAAGATCTTGAAGCCAACGTGCAAGAGATGGAAACCCAAAAGTCACTTTGTGCTGTCTTAAAATCCGACATTGAAAAGATAACTAATGAAATTGCAGAGGTATCTCTCAAGATTGATTCAATCCCAGCAGAAATCATTGATGTTGTAAAGGTAAAGTCTGAGCTGGCGACAGCAAGAAATAAGAAGATTGCTGTTGTCGATGCTAACAAAGAGAACCGTAAGAAGCGTAAACAAAACGAAGAGATGTATGAGAAGATTAATAACTTCTTGGAAACATTTGATTTAGACGATCTGCAGAAAAAGTCAAGGGAAATTGATAATCTAACAAGCCGTATCAGCACTGCCGAAACTCTTTTTGATAACGAGACAGCTGAACTTGAACGTCATCGCAAAAAGAGCGCACTTTTGGAAGGTATCCCATGCGGAACCAAATTTCCTGGCTGCAAGTTTATCAAAGATGCACATGTGGCCCAGACTAGAATCCCAATTAGCGAAGGGCAGATTGCACAGATTAACGAGTCCCTCGCGGCTCTGCGGACCCAATTAGAGAAGCATGAACCGCACAAGGTTCAAGAGCATCTTCTAAAGCATAAGAAGGTGCTTGAGCGCAAGGCAATTGTGACAAACACGATTGCAGACTTAAATCTAGAAATTGAAAAAAATAAGCTGGCTTCCGAAAAGCTACATCATGAGATTAGAAGACTGTCGGCTCAGCTAGATGAATATGATCAAAACAAGGAAGCAATTGAGAACCTTGAAGAGCTAACCAGTACACAGAAATCACTAACGATCAACTTGTCAACCAAAAATAAACAGCTTGATGTTTGTGAAGATCAGATTCTTGAACTTGTAAAGACTAATGGTTCTTTGGAGCAGAAGGTTGTGGCTATTAGAGAAGATAAAAGAGAGCGTCTTGATCTTCAAGAAGAGTTCGCTGCCTATGATCTTTTTATGCGTTGCATGCATTCTAATGGTATTGCTTATGATATTATCAAGAAAAAGCTACCAGTCATCAATCAAGAGATTGCAAAGGTTCTTACAAACATCACCAACTTTGAAGTATTCTTTGAGGACAATGGTAAAAAGTTTGACATCTTCATCAAGCATCCAAAACACGATGCGCGCCCCATTGAGATGGCATCAGGAGCCGAAAAAACCATGGGTGCCATGGCAATCCGCCTTGCGATGTTGTCAGTATCATCTTTACCGAAGGGCGATCTTTTTGTCCTAGACGAGCCCGGAACCGCTCTCGATGAAGATAATATGGAAGGCTTTATTCGTATCTTGGAACTAATTAAGGTGTACTTCAAAAATGTCTTGTTGATTTCACATCTTGATTCTCTTAAGGATTGTGTAGATATGCAAATCGTCATTGACAAAAATAATGGGTACGCCAAAATTAACCAGTAAATGGTGGAGGTGTATATGATGGCAGCAGCAAAAGCAAAACTAGACGCATTAGTTGAGAAGATGATTTCTCGCAAGTTTATGGTCTGGCTAACAGCGACAGGATTGATGATCTTCGCAGGGCTAGAGTCATCTGACTGGGTGATTATTTCAGGGATTTACATTGGTGGCCAGACTGTTATAGATGGCATTGCAAAACTTAAAGGTGTGTAGTGAATTTTGATATTGTAAAGAAGGCAGTGCTTCAATTTGGATTAAAACATTGGAAAGAAATTTTACTGGTTGTATTATCAGCAGCAATCTTTTTTAAGATGCAGAGCGATATGAACGAATTGCAAAAGGCCTATGACACAGCAAAACAGAGTTACGAGCAGCAAATCGAAGGAATGCAAGACATTCACAAAGAAGAGTTAAAGGCTCGTGAAGAGGCTTTGCAAAGATACGAAGAAGAACTAGAAAAAATCCGTAAAGAATATCAGAAGGATCTAGAAAAGATTGAAAAAGATGCACGGCAGAATCAGCAAGATCTTGAAGAGAGTCACACAGAAGCTCCACAAGAAGTAATTGACGAAATCATAAGTCAATTTGGATTTGAGTATGTGGAATAAAATTACACAAATATTGTTTTTAAGTTTAGTTCTGTGCGGTACCGCGCAAGCAGATGATACTGTAACCACATCTCCGGCCGGCCAGTTCACAATCCTAGATGCATCTCAACGAGCCCCGTTCCGAGGAACATTGTTTGATCCATCGGCCACAGCATACATACTGACAATTCAGCCACGTCTTAAGGCAGAGTTTAAAATTGAGCTTGACTATCAGCTTTCAGAACTTAGTGCAAAGCACCAACTAGAAGTAGATAATCTGACTGCCCGTTATGACGCACTCAGTGAAGAGTATCGTATAAGAATTGAGGCTAAAGATATGGAAATTGCACAACTAAACGATTCTCTTTCTAAGTTAAGTCGTAACGACCGTCACTGGTTTGTTATTGGCGGTTTTGCAATTGGTGTTGGAGTAACAGCAGGAATTGTAGCCGCTATCAACTCCGCGAGTAAATAATGAGTGATAAAGACTGGGATAGGTTAGCCGCTTTTGAAAAGGCCATCAAAAAGAAATATGGCGAAGAAGCAATCCAGAATCCAAAGGCTAATTGGAACGAAGAAAAAGAGCAAGAGTATATCCAGCAGCAAAAGGAACTGTACTCAAAAGAGCTAGAAAAAACGAAGACTACAGAAAAAGTAGATGTTGGTGGTTTTTTAGTTTCTAAAAAACTACTTAGTAGAGATTCAAAACGACCTTGTCCTGTATGTAACAAGATATTTTTAAAGTCAAAAGACGATGTCTGTATGACAAAATACGATTGCTGCTTTGGATGCTATGTCAAATGGGTCGAAGATCGAGAAGAGCGATGGCTAGAAGGATGGAGACCAGATGAAAATCACGATTAAAGAACTAAAGTCACTTATTGCAGAAGAGGTAGATGCATTCTTGGAAGAGGCCGACGAAGGTGAACAGATCATGCAAGCAATCGGAGATGTGCCAAAGGCTGCTGAGCAGATTGCCGACAAGATAAAAAGAGAAATTGAAACTCTCGCAGAACCCTCTGGCCTGGAGCCACAGGTGCTTGCACAGGCAGTCGCCGCTCTTTTAACAGCAGATTAGAAAATACATACTATTTATTAGAAGGAAACACATACAATGGCTACAACACTAGAAATTATCCAAGGGATCCAACAAGCAGCAGCTAACGCTTATGATGGTGCTCTGGACGAAAATGGAGATCCCGTAAAGGTTGGTCTCAAGCGTGAAGAGGGTAATCCCCTCCTTGACGAGCGCGTCATGGATGGATTTAATGTTTCTTTCGCTGGCAACAGAATGTGCATTTCATATCACTCTGAGGTTCGCCTCAAGGAAGTTTATGGAAGCAGTTTTGAGGCCGACACAGAACAAATGATTGAAGATATTGCTGGTTTCCTTAAGAAAGAATATAAGAAGGTAACTGGTAACAGCTTGTCTTTGACGGCCTCCGGTGAATGTGACATGATGGTGCAGAATACGTCAAAGGTCAGAACATGGGTTCAGGCCAGAAAGCACTATGAGATTGGCTCACTGAACGAGGTCGATGGCTTGGGTGTCCTTGAAGAAGAGCCACCTGATACTAAGATGGACCCAGACTTTGAAAAGTTTATGAAGCTTGGCGGCTTGGGCACAAAAGCAAAAAACGATAAGCGATAGCCTAATGGCGCAATATGGCGACTCTGTCTAAACAACAGCAAATTAAAGAAATTGTAAAATGTGGTAAGGATCCAAGCTATTTTCTTAAGAATTATGCTAAGATCTCTCACCCACTACATGGTTTAATTCCTTTTAAAACTTATGAATTCCAAGACAATCTTCTGGATGATTTTAACGATTATCGTTTTAATGTTATTCTGAAGGCCAGACAGTTAGGCATCTCTACGATTACGGCCGGCTATGTTGTGTGGCTGATGATGTTTCATAGAGATAAAAACGTCTTGGTTATGGCAACTAAGTTCGGCACTGCTGCCAACTTGGTAAAGAAAGTCAAAGCGATTGTAGAGCATCTTCCGCCGTGGATTAAGATTGCGAATATTAAGATTGACAACCGCACATCGTTTGAGCTTAACAACGGTTCGCAGATTAAGGCCTCCTCAACATCGTTCGATGCAGGTCGTTCAGAAGCCTTGTCTCTTTTGGTGATTGACGAGGCCGCACACGTTGAGGGTTTAGAAGAACTATGGACTGGTCTGTATCCCACACTGTCAACTGGTGGGCGTTGTATTGCCTTGTCCACCCCTAACGGTGTTGGTAATTGGTTTCATCAGACGTATATTGATGCTGATGAGCAAAGAAATGATTTCAACCCTGTATGCTTACCGTGGGATGTGCACCCTGATCGAGATCAGGAGTGGTTTGAAAAAGAAACCAGAAACATGTCACGCCGTCAAATTGCTCAGGAGCTTGAATGCAACTTCAATACTTCAGGAGACAGTGTAGTTCATCCAGATGACCTCACACGAATGTTAGAGCAGACATGTGAGCCCAAATACACAACAGGCTTTGACAGAAATTATTGGATATGGGAGGAATGTCAAGATGGTAAGAAGTATATTTTGGTTGCCGACGTGGCTCGTGGGGATGGAGCAGATTATTCTGTTTTCCATATATTG